CCTCTTAAAACATATTGGTTTAAATCCATTTCAGTATCACCAAAGAAATATTTATAGTTTGATATTGCTTGTTCTAACTTTGCTTCACCTTTAGCATAAAATTCATCACTACATTCAAATATTGCTATATCTAAACTTCCTTTGTCTATTGCAACAAAAATAAAGTGGTCAACATCAAACATCTTTTTATAAAGATATGCTTGTAAATCATAGCTATATTTGTCAGCACTATATCTAAAATCTTTAATACCTGTTGTAGTTTTTAAATCTATAATCATATTAGATTTTAATATATCTGCTTTTGCTCTAAATGGAATGCCATCAATCATTTCAATAGCTGGTATTTCTGTTTGTGATTTACTCATTAAACTCATTACTTCATTGTTCTTTAATAAAGCATCAGTTAATCTTTCAGCATCATTGTATTCTTTTCTTGTGTAAACTTCTAAACCTTGTTCTTTTGCAAGTTTGTATTCTTTTCCTGCTTTAGTTGCAACATCTACAATTACTAAATCATTTAGTTTATGTGGTTCTAATATCATTGTGTGGAATAATTTACCATCACGTAATGCTTGGCTTTCATCAGAACCATATTGTGTTACATATTTATATGTTTTAGGTGAAGATATAAGCATCTTTGCTGATGAACTGCTTAATGCGTTTTTACCTAAATATCCATAATAGAAACTATCATCATACATATTATCTAATAGTTCTTGTTTATCCCATTGTTTGTTATCAAATGTTGTTATCATATTATCTTATTTTAATGTTGTTTAATAAATCATAGGTGTTATCCATATCTAATACCTCTCTAATTTGTTGTGCATAGTTATCTGATGCATTCCATTCGTTAATTAAATCTTGCTTAATTGAATTGATTAAATTTATTTGATATGTATTATCTTCACTTTGTAAATCTAAAAGTATATCTAATTTTCTAATAATTTCTATTTTCATAATTTTATAATTGCTATTGTTAATAATACTAATGCTGCTACTATTGAAGCTATTAAAATTCTTGTTGCTTGTTTTAATATAAAGTCTAATTCTTTTTTATCCTCTGGTGTCATACTAAATTACGTTTAAAAGGATTAATGAACCAGTGAAAAATACAACCCATAATAATAATGCTAATGCGAATTCTTTTAATAATGTTTTCATAATGTTTGTTTTTGTTTGTTATTGTTGTACAAATATAATACTTTTTTTTAATTATAAACAACTTATTAAAATTTTAACAAAACTTTAACATATTAAAAAAGGATAGCTATTGTGCTACCCTTAATTTGTGTTGTATTGCTCTTATCTTATCGTTTATTTTTTCATCATTTAAACCTTTTAAATATAATACTTCCCTTTTCTTTAATAGATTTGTTAATATAAATTGTAATTGTAAAGTTTCAAACTTTATTTGTTTTTTTCTATCCATTGTTCTTGTTCTTTTCTTAAATGTTGTAATTCTCTTTCTAAATAGTCTATTGCTTTTTCCAAGTCTTTAATTTCATCTTCTTTTTTTCCAGCTCTACAAATATATTTTAATACATTAAACCTAAAAAAATTTAAATTATAATCTAATGCAACATCTATTAAATCATATTCTTTTTTACAATTATAGTGTAGTGGTGTATTACTCATATTTTTTATTTTTAATTCTATTATTATTTCCTTTTAATGCTTCTTTAATTTTTAATTTTGTTTCGTTACTTAATTTTTTACCTAATCTTATTTCTCTTAAGTCTAAAACTGGTGTTTCAATAATTTTTTCAATACTCCAACCAAGTCTAAATCTTTTATTAAAAGTATTTCTGTTTATATTATATTTTTCGCATATATCTTGAATTACTAATGTTTCATTATTATATTCATAATATTTATTTCTTTTTGTATTTCTTAATTGAATTTCCATAGTAACCCATCTACAATTATTAGGTTCGTAATTTCCTTTACTTTCAATCCTATCAATGGTTAAATTTTTTTGCCATCCATTTTGAATACTCCAATTATAAAAATTAATAAAAGTTAACCATTCATCACATATATTAACGTGAGAATAAAATTTATTTGATTTAACTCTTTGTGTTACATTGTTCCAAGTCTTATAAAGTGGGTGTTTAGATAATCCGTGTTTTATCATATTTTTATATTTAAATTAATAATTACAAATATAATCAATATATTTTACATATTACCTTAAATTATATTTATTTTTTAAATCTTTTAGCGTGAAAATTATATAATTCCATTGTTTTTTTTAATCCTTCATATTCTGTAAATTCTGCATTTACATTGTTTTCTTTATAATAAAATATTTCATTGTAGTTGCTGATTTGATATTTTATAATATTATATCTATTTGCATTTTTTGCTGGTTTAATAACATAAGCTAAATAATTTTTCCAACATAAACGCATAGCATCTACTTCATCAGGTTTAGGTATAAATTTATCTTCTTTAACTTTCGCCATTAGTTACATTCTTTTTAAATATTGATTTTAATAACTTTGGATGCCAGTCTTGTGTTAAACAAATATCATAAAGCATTTTACCTAAATCATCAATATTAATATCATCATTTTGTGTTTCTATTGTTGATGTTTTTCCGTATGATGTATATGTTATTTTCATTAGTCTATTCTTAAAAATTCAGCATTACCATTTTCCATAAACCATTCTTTGTTTTCTTTGTATTTATCAACTACTGCATCAATCATTACTATTTCATCTATTGTTGATGTTTGCAATTTAGTTATTATACTTTCTATGCTTCTTAAAATGTTTGTGGTCATTTCTGGGTCTGTTTTATAAACCTTTGTATATTCTTCAAACACTACTTGTTCAAGTTCTTTGTTTAATCTATTAATTAAGTTTTTAATAGTTTGTCTGTATTGTGTTGTAAAGATTAAACTTTCATTTGCTTCAAGTAATAATTGTGCTAATAATACAGATTTTAAATACTCTAATTGTATTGGGTTGTCTTTCATAATTGTTTTGCTTTTGTTATTTCTAAATATGTTACTTCTTTATCTATTTTTTCTCTATTGTTAAAATATGTAGTTGCTGGATTTTTATTGTTTATTTCCCAAATTGGGAATATCAAATGTAAATTAAAACTATAAACTCCTTTAGGTGTTGAATTAATATATATTGGTATATCTAAATGCTTTTCACATTCTTTTATCATAGCATCATATTTTACTTTTTCAAGTAACAAAGTTTTATAATGTGCTTGTCTACATTTTAATTCAATCCTATGTGAAGTTGATGGACTGTAACAATCCCATCTACTCATTTGATTTTTTGCTTTAACTAAATCTGGATAAACATTTTCCACTAAATAGTTAAATAAATCAATTTCTTTCCAGTTATTCATTTACTTCATAGGTATCATAAACCTTTCGTAAATCACTTAAAATAGTTCTCCAGCAACTTGCACAATTTGAACTATCTAACTTTTCATTAAATACATTTAAGTAAATGTCTTTAATTGTGTGCTGCTGTTTTGGTGTTAATTGATTTGTTCTATTGTCGTATAGTACTTTTAAAAACAAATATTCATCTTCTTTTAAACAGTTTACGTTTCTTCTGTAAGATATTAAATTGTTTAGTTTTGCTTTACGTTCATCACATCCACAATCAATTCCTGTTACTTTGCTAAATAATTCAACTGCTGCTTTAATACCAGTTGCTTCTGTGATTTGCTCAATAGTATCACCTAATCCTGTTGCTTTCTTTTTTCTTCCCATTAGTATATGTTGTTATAGTCATTATTAATATAATCTTGGTAATCATTCATAAACTTTGTGTTTAATACTTCTTTGTAGTTTTTAATTGAGTGAAATATTGATATTAAACTAATATTAGTTTCTTTTGCAATATCACGCATACTCATATCTGTATCACGATACAATTTAAATAGCTTTTTATCATACCAATGCCAATTATCTATTTCTTGGTCAATCATTAAACAAATATCATTATATGCTTTATGTTCATCTATATTGCTATTGTCTGACAAATTAAACAAAGTATCAATTCCTATTTTATCAATTTTATTACGTTTGTTTAAATATTGAAAGCATAAACTTTTAATAGTAAAAAAAACATAACCTTTTCTAACATTACCTTTTGCATCAATTATCTTTTCAGCATCAGCATATTTCCATAAAGCAATATAAACTTCTTGAACAATATCTTCAGCGTAGTCATCTACTTTATAAAGGTTAGCAATTTTAACCCATTCTTTGTGATGTTGGGCAACCTGTTCTAACCATTTATTTGTAGATAGTTCCATATTAATACATTTTTATTGTTACTATACCAGTTTTTGGTACTTTGCTTTCTTTTACTTTAATCTTTAAATCCACTTCTGTAAGTTCTGTATCTATTTTTAATATTGAATTAAAAGCATTTTGTATTTCAGTCCAGTTTGCTTGGTTATCCATTTCGTTTAATTCATACAAATATTCTAATTTATTTTTCAAATCTTTGAAGAAACTTATTAACATTGAATTATCTGAATTTAATACAAGCATTCTTGATGCTGATGTTTGTAATTCTTCTATGTGGTGTTTCATTGTATCTTTCATATTACCAATTTTTAATTATAAAATGTATAATAACTATCCACATTATTATAAATCCTGAAAACATTATAAATAACATTAATAAATCTAACCAATATTCAATTTGTTTTTTATCTTTCATCTTAAAATATATCTTTTAATGGGTCATAAAAAGCTCCTTCTACTTGTGGCAATCCAAAGTTATTTACTTTGAAATTAAAATCTTCAAATGGTGCATTTCTACTTCTTTTACAACTTACTTTAACTAATCCTTTATTAACTGTGTTTAATTCTAAACTAATTTGTGTTTCTGTTTTCTTTTCCAAGAATGAACCTAAATGACCTGTTGGCTTATCAGTTCCAAAATTTGAATGTATAACTGTTACAATATGGCAATCTAATTCTTTTGTCCATTTCATTAGCTTTTGAACTACATTATTACTTTCTTCAATATTGTTTACATCACTACATAAATCAGCAACACCATCAATAATTACTAAACCTATATTTTTACCATCTAATCTGTCATATAAGTAGTGTTCTATTATTTCTATTCTCTCATTAAAGCTATATTGTCTTAATGCTAATGTATGATATTTATCTATATTCTTTAATCCAGCCATTTCTAAAGGTCTTTTAAATACCATTTGTGCGTGAAAATTACCCTGTTCAGTATCAAAATGTATTAAGTGTTTATCATTTCTATTTGCTTTTAAATCACCACAAAATTGTTGTAAATCTTCTGCTAAATAAATAGCTGATAATAATGATACAAAAAATGTTTTTTTACTTTTTGGTGGTGCTTGTACAAAACTAAAGTTTCCATAAGTTCCTAATGGTACTGGAAATATAATTTCACCATCTTTACTTTCATAACTTTTAACACCAAATGATATTGCTGGTTTTGGATGTTCTATTTTTTCTAAAGGATTTAATATAGCTTCATCAACTATAAATTCCATCATTAAACGTTTTTCTTGTTGTTGTTCTTTTGTCATTGTTTTTGTTTGTTGTTATATTCCACAGAAGCCACTATCACATTCATTAAAATCATCATCAAAAAAAGTATTTTGTATGCCAAATTTTAATATTTGTGAAAATGAAACATCTGATAAAAACCTGTTGCCAGTATTTAATTCTTGCTTTTCAAACCATTTAACTTTATCTAAATCTTTTTGTGCCATATGTGAAATCATTAATGGTTGTCTATTTACGCAACCTACACAATTATTCCTATATGCAAATCTAACATTTTTATCATTCCAAAAATTATAAATTACATCTTTAGAAATATTATTTTCAATTAAAGGAAAAGTTACTTTTCTATATGGTACTAAACCCCATTTGTTTTGTGTTTTACGTTTACCAATAACTGTATTAAAATATTCTATTCCATTTTCATCTGCTCTTTTTAAAACACCTTCAGCTCTTTGTAATTCATTTGGTCTAAATCCTATTCGCATTTCAACTGGTAATTCTGTGTTTTCTTTTAACCAATTAAAAATAGGTTTTAACTTCATTTCAACTGTGCAATATCTTGTCATTTTATTTGGTAAATATCCATAATTTTGTTTTATAACTTCTTCAAATGTTTTACCTGTTGTCCAAGTTATTTCTGAACCTATAAACTGCTCTAAATCTAAAATAGTATAAATTATTTCATCCATTTCAGCAGTACCTATAAATTCTTTTCCTAATTTATCTGAAACTAATTGTCTTGTTTTTTCATCTTTACCTTTCATCCATAAATTATTTGCATCTTCAATTCTTACTAAAGAAAAAATATTTATATCTGCTGGATAATGTTTTGCTAAATATGATGATGTTTTACCACCACTAATACTATTTACTGTTTTCATTTTTTATAAATTCTTTTACTGCAATTATTAAAATAACAATTAATGGTATTATATTAATTATTGAATTTATCATAATATTTGTTAAAAAAAGGGCAGCGTTTAAACTGCCCAATTAAATTTAAAATGGTAAATCAGATTCTACTTCAGCAGCAGTTGCTTTTTCTTTTTTAGGAGCAGATTTAATATTACCATCTGTCCAAACTACTGTCCCATTACCTAAATACGTTTTTGGCTTTTTTGCTTCACGTTCTTCTTGATTTTGTGAATCAGTTAAAGAAACGTTTTGACCAAATTGATTTACTTCATCATTTACTGATATTGTAAAATTGTAATATACTTTTCCATCTTTTCCAGAAATAAATTTTTCTTTAGGTAAAGCATCAACTCTTAAACTAACATTAATAATTGCA